TTTTTATCAAGGTTCCAAAGGACTACAAAAAGAAGCAATGTCCAAGTACGGAATTGTTATAGAAAAACTCAGAACAGACAACAATGAAAGATTAGAAAATGGATTAACATTTATGGTTAAATCCATTAAAGGATACCGAGCTTTAAATCAGTTTTTTAGGGATGGAGGAATTGATCCGTGGGGTGAAAATGTAAGGGATAAATTCTTAATGTTAACCCCAGTTGAGCAGTACCTCATCTCAAAAGAGAAAAGACTATTCAAAGGGTTTGAGGAATACAACGATATTACCAGATTCGGATTTGACCTTGAGACGACCGCGTTAGAACCAAAAGACGGTCGTATCTTTATGATTGGAATGAAAACAAATAAAGGATTCCTTAAAGTTATTGAGTGTAAGGATGAGGATGAAGAAAGAAGAGGACTTGTGGAGTTTTTCAACACGATAGACGAACTTAAACCATCAATTATTTCAGGATACAATTCAGCAAACTTTGACTGGTTTTGGATTTTTGAGAGGTGTAAAGCATTAAATCTTGATATTAAAAAGATTGCTAAATCTTTAAACCCAAAAAGAACAATCTCACAAAAAGACTCAATGTTAAAATTGGCAAATGAGGTTGAGAAATTTAATCAAGTACAATTATGGGGTTATAACGTAATTGATATTATCCATTCTGTTCGTAGAGCACAAGCAATTAATTCAAATATCAAAGAGGCTGGTTTGAAATACATAACAAAGTTTATTGATGCTGAAGCTAAAGATCGTATTTATATTGACCACACAAAAATCGGTCCGATGTATGCTGAAAAAAATGAGTATTGGTTAAATATAGAAAATGGTAATTATAAAAAAGTTGGCGATAGTGAAAAAATTGATGAGGTATGTGAAAGAAGATCGGACATTTATATTAAAACCACTGGGGACGACATAGTTGAGCGTTATCTTGACGATGACCTTGAGGAAACCCTAATTGTGGATGATGAGTTTAATCAGGGAACTTTCCTACTTGCATCACTTGTACCAACAACTTATGAAAGAGTTTCAACAATGGGTACCGCAACTTTATGGAAAATGATAATGTTGGCATGGTCTTATAAGTTTGGTCTTGCAATTCCAAAGAAAGAACCACAAAGAAACTTTGTTGGTGGTCTATCAAGATTATTAAAAGTGGGGTATTCAAAAGACGTTCTTAAACTTGACTACTCATCACTTTATCCGTCTATTCAGTTGGTTCACGATGTATTTCCAGAGTGTGATATTACAGGAGCGATGAAGGGATTACTTACGTATTTCCGTAGTACTCGTATTATGTATAAGAATTTGGCATCTGAATTTAAAGGTGTTGACAAGAAGAAATCGTTATCCTTTGATAGAAAACAATTACCAATTAAAATATTCATTAATGCGTTCTTTGGTTCATTATCGGCACCACAAGTATTTCCGTGGGGTGATATAAATATGGGAGAACAGATTACTTGTACCGGAAGACAATACCTTCGTCAAATGTTAAAATTCTTTGTTAAAAGAGGTTATACTCCGCTTGTATGTGATACAGATGGTATGAACTTCTCATTACCTGAAGGTGGTGTTGACCATAAAGTTTATATTGGTAAAGGATTAAACTGGTTGGTTAAAGAAGGTAAAGAGTATAAAGGTTACGACGCCGACGTAGCAGAATTTAACGATACCTTTATGAAAGGTGAGATGGGTCTTGATTGTGACGGTACTTGGGATTCTTGTATTAACTTGGCTCGTAAGAACTACGCAACTATGGAACATAATGGTAAAATTAAATTAACCGGAAACTCAATCAAATCTAAAAAAATGCCGAAGTATATTGAGGTGTTTTTAGATAAGGGAATAAGGTTTCTATTAGAGGGTAAAGGTCAGAATTTTATTGAGTATTATTACGAATATTTACAAGTCATTTTTGATCAAAAGATTCCATTAATGCAGATAGCATCCAAATCAAGAGTTAAATTATCTATTGATGATTATATTGCACGAAGTAAAACCAAAACAAAGGCTGGAGCATTTATGTCAAGACAGGCACATATGGAACTTGCAATAAAAGATAATCTTAATGTTAATTTAGGGGATGTTATTTATTATGTTAATAACGGATCAAAAGCGTCACACGGAGATGTTCAGAAAGTTAACAAACCAAAGAAAGGGTGGTCAGAAGAACAGATAAGTTTATTCTTTTCAAACAATGAAAAATCTGATTATAAAAATAAAGAACAATACCTACTTAATAATGGGTGGGAAAAATCTTGGTCGGATGATAACTGGGTACGTAGTGATTCTAAATACAAAGAGGCAAATACCGGTATACCAACAGATATGGCATATAAACTTGCTAGTACAGAATCTGTTATCCAATTAAATTCCTATATGTTGAACCCGTCCGACATTGAGAATAATCCGGATATGTTAGGGGAATACAACATCCAAAGAGCTATTGTAACATTTAACAAACGAGTAGAACCATTACTTATTGTTTTCAAAGAAGAAGTAAGAAATGAGTTACTTGTGAAAAATCCAGAGGATAGAGCTTTCTTCACAAAAGATCAGTGTGAACTTATTAATGGAGTTCCTTTTGAAGAAAAAGATCAAGATGATGTTGAAGATCATTTAATCAAAATGGAAGTTGGTGAAGTTGAATTTTGGGAAAAGGTTGGTATTGATCCTAACTATATGTATGATTTGGCAGAGCCAGGATGGGAAGAATTAGTTTAACTCATTTTTAATCCGTCAGATGAGGTAATGTACCAATTACCATCAACAAATTGAAACTGAACACAAGCTCCTTTTTCTAAAAGGAGCTCATCCCAATCTTCATCAATTTGACCAACGTCCGACTTAACAAGAACGGTAGTTAATGATTTAATAATGATTTTATTATTTTTTTTAGAATTAAGCGTAAGTTCACATTCCTCAACATTTTTAACAATTAAGATTGTTTCTTCGTCTGTTATGTAGTTTGAGGTTGTAATTACCTTTGAAATTTCTTTAACGGTCTCAACAATAACCTTTGGTTCAATAACAGTTTGAGTCTGATATCTAACCACATTTTTTCTTTCGGTACTATTAATTCTATTAATCATATAATATATATTTGTCTTGGCATTGCTCTGAATTTTAAAGTTTTGTTTAAATTCTCAGCAATTAATGCTTCTCTTTCCATAACCTTCTCTGGTTTTAATCTTGTAAGTCTACCTTCGGCACCAATTAATTCCTCAATTAATTTTGTTTTTTCATCTTTCGCTTCGGTTCCTAATGTTTGCCATTCCATAGTAAGATCACCATCTGGTGTTTTTAAATTACCACTAAATTTACCTCTTACTTTGGATAGAACTTCTTTACAGTAAGCAATAAACCATCTCCTTATCCAAACCTGAGCTGGATTATTTAACTCCTGCCAACTAATCTTATCAAAAGGAACATCAGATGGTAACTTTATAATTTCTGGATTATTTTTTAAACATTTATCTCTATCGTCCGGTCCTACATCATAATACCAATACCAAACTTTTCCTCTCATTAAAGAAGAATTTCCAAAGTCAAACTTACCTCCAGGAGTATTCATAAGGTGAACTGCTTTCTTTCCATCGGGTAATGCGGTAACTCTATATGTTAATTCTCCAGCAATAATTCTTTTTTGTATGTTCATTTCTTGCATTCTTAATAGAGTATCAAAAGCCGGAGTTAAAAAATAACTACCAGCCATATTACCCATTTGAGCAAATCCCCCACCTCCTCCAAGTCCTCCTCCGGCAATACCACCAAACGACCAGGGATCAAATAAAAGATTGTTTAATGTTGGTGGAGTAAACCATAATAATTCATTCAATTCCCTATTTGCAGGAATTTCATAAATTTGTTGATTTTTTACTAATTGTATATAATCTTTCTTTAATACATAATCACCTCCAGCCTGTAGACCAACAATTTTAGAATATGCGTATGTGTATCTTGTTTCATAATCCAAACTTCTTGTTGTGAAAGCTTTGGATAATGACTGTGTATCAAGGTTTAAGTTTTGTAGTCCCGTCCATTGAGTTTCAATTAACCAATCTTGAACATATTGTGAATATTCATCAATGGAAAATTCAAGAAGAGTGTCCATTTGTTCATCTTCTAATTCTACACTTCTTAATGGGGCTCCTAATAAATGTCTAACTTTTTTATAAAGTTGACCTCTTTCCGGTTCGTTTATTATTGACATATAGATTTTTCTATATAAATATCTTAATACTAATTAATAAGTTGTTTTAATTTTGTTTTGTAATATATTATACCCTCACTAATTTCGTTTGTTGCCCCAAGTTCTCTTAATTTATCTTGGTAATATTTTAATCTTTCTCTAAAATATTCGGCTTCCTTTTCTTTATCTTTAACCAGTTTTGGTTTTGATTCTATTTTATCTGGTTCTAATTCTGTTTCCAGATTCATATTCGTATCAATCGGATTTTCGTAATAAATTACGTAAAATTTCGGGAATTTTTTTGGGTTTGATACAGTTTGTATCCTTGAGAAATCGTTCTTAAAGATAATGTACTTATCGTTTGGTCTATCAACATAAACAATTAAGTCAACATTTTGTTCTTGATATTTTGTATGTTCGTGCCAAGAAGGAAGTTTATAATAGTAACCTCTTTCGGAACCAACTTTTGTAATCATTGTATAATCTGTTGGTTTTACTTGAATAAAATATGAAACTCCATCAATTGTCACATCAAAATCCTGCCCTAATTTTCTATCTCTAATATCTCCCGCACAACGCTCAATTATTTTCCAAGACATTCCCTCCTCTTCTGGGTTTAATTTGAATGTACGTATTAAAATATTTCTTGCGTAACTTTCATTTTTTTTACCGGATATAATTGTTTCTTTATTTAATAAAGACAATCTTTCCGTGTAGATACCATCATTCCCTATTAAATTTTTTAAATTATCTTTTATCCAAGTTTTAAAATCTACACTTCCATTTGTTTCTTCCTTCCAAATTACCCCTATTTCTTTTTGAACTTTACTGTTAGTATCAAACCTATTTATTATAGACCAATTTCCATTACCTCCATAATTTTGTTCGGTAAATTTACCCCCAATAATTCCATCTTCGGTTGTACAATCTTCCGTATTTATACTTCCCAAACAACCATCACTATAAACTTGACCATCACATTTAGGATAAAAATCATTAATGAGTTTTCTAAATGTTTTTGGGTGTAAAGGAAATGATGTCACAGCTTCATTAAGTTGTTTTTTTATAAACGACTCGTTTAAATTTTTCTTTCCAATCTTTTTCAAATATAAGTCATTAACAAACTCCCAGTTTACGTGATTCCAGAAATTTTTAATATATTCGTCTCTTTTGTTTCTATATTTTAAATAATATGCGTGTTCCCAAACATCAAGACCCAATAGAGGATATCCACCATCTTTAATAATATTCATTAATGGATTATCTTGGTTTGGGGTTGACATTATTTTTAACTTATTAGTCTTCGTTAAAACTAACCACGCCCATCCGGACCCAAATCTATCAATCGCAGTTTGATTAAATTCATCCTTTAATTTTTTTATATTACCATATTGTTTTCTTATTAACTCAAAAACCTCACCTGAAGGTCTTTGTTTTTTTGGTGAAAGCATTTTCCAAAATAATGCATGATTAAAAGCCCCACCAGCATTATTTCTAACTTTTTCGTCAAATTTATTTATTGACTTTATAATATCTTCTAAACTAAGATCTCTATAATTTTTTTTAGAAAGAGCGTCGTTTAATTTTTTAACGTATCCTTTATAATGTTTGTTGTAATGAATGTTCATAGTCTCTGGATCTACAAACTGTTTCATTGCGGAATAAGAATATGGTAATTTTTCAATACCAATCTTTTTCATCTCCAATAAAAAATCATTTCTCATTTCTTCTTTTTCCGTCAATAAAATTTGTTCAGTAAGTAAACTAATATTATTAAGTAATTTACTTGTTGATTCAAAAACTAACGAATTATACTGTGGATAAGACTCCTCAAACATTTTTATAAGTCGTCCTGCAAATGCGTTTGCTTCATCTTCATTTTGACCCCCAATGTCCGGACCTCTTTCTCTCCCTAAAACTAATCTTTGGTGAGCATGAACCCATTCGTGAGCTAAAGTTCTCATAATATCACGGTTAAGTCTGTTTTTTGATAAAACTTTTATAGTTCCATTAATATTCTGACTACCGGTTGACATATGACCAGATTTTTTTCCAAGAAATAAAATTGTTAATTCCTTATCAACTGGGTAATTCTTATTAAGAAACTTAATAAAATCATTATACATTTTCTTATCTTCTGATGTGAGACCAGAATTATTATGTTTAACAGTAACTTTCATTATAGATAAATACTATAAACTATAAAAGAAATTATGGTCTTTTGTTGATTAAGTTTAGGATTTCTTCAGCAACATCTCCGGATTCTTGAATTTGATCCCCCATTACAGTACCAATTATTTTTTTCTTCTTATTTAGAATATCGTAAATTGCACCTTCTATAGTGTTTTCAAATATTGGGTAATAAACAAGAACATTGTTTTTTTGACCGTATCGGTAAGCCCTATCTTCCGCTTGAGCATGTTCTGCCGGAACAAAAGATAAGTCATTCATTATTACAACTTCCGCAGATGTTAACGTAAGACCAACACCAGCAGCCTTCAAGTTCCCAACGAATACTTTAATTTTTTCATTGTCTTGAAACTGATCCACAGCATATTGTCTTTGGACTTTGCTACAACTTCCGTCAAGATAAACAGATTCCTTTTTAAAGTGGGTATGTATTAACTGTAACGTGTCCGTAAAATTTGTAAAAATGATAACTTTTTTTCCTTGTTCTAAAATATTCTCAACAAACTCTATTGTTTGTTTTACTTTTTCATTTGCAATTACCTTTCTAACTTTCATTATTTTTGAAAATTGGATTGTAAGGGAAGACGATTCATCCGATTTTTTATCCAACCAATCATAGTACTCACCCATTAAATCTTTATATTCTTTTGAGGTTGTTCTTAAATAAACAGGGGTAATGATTTTATCTGGTAAATCTAAAACATCTTCCTTTAGTCTACGAAGAATTTGTTTTGATGTACGATCTCTTAATTCCTCAAGATTTGATGCTCCTGTCACGTTCCATACTTTTCTTTTTCCCGCAGTAAACTGATATCCTTGACAATAACGAATAGCATATGCCATCCAGTTTTGTGCTACAGGACTATCAATTAAATTAAGTAAGTTATAATAATTAATTGGTCTGGAAGTCATTGGAGTTCCGGTTAATAACCAAACTCTTTTTATTTGTTTAGCAAAATTATTTATAATTTTTGTTCTTTGAGCTTGAGCATTAGAAACCATATGAGCTTCATCCAAAACAACTAATTCAAAATCGGATTGGAGTAGTAACGAATCTTCCTTTTCCTTTGGGTCGTGAAAGTTTTTTAAAATATCGTAATTCACAATAACAAAATCGGCTTCGGTTGAGAATTTTTTTCCTTCCGCAATGTAACAAGATCTATCTGTGTAGTTTGCAATTTCCCGTTCCCAGTTTATTTTAAGAGACGCCGGACAAATTATTAAAATCTTTTTTGATCCGGTTTCAAGAGCGGCAATTATCGTTGCGGTTGTTTTTCCAAGACCCATATCATCCGCTAAAATAAATCTTCTTGATCCCACAAGTTTTTCTATTGCTTCTTTTTGGTGAGCCAATGGGGGTCTATGATCGTATTTAGAATAATCTATGTTAACCGTTTCAATAATGTGTGATTTTATTAAAGATGATTTAGGAACCCAAAATTCGGACAAATTATCTCTCTCAAAAAATTTACCCCAAATATGATAAGACTTATCTTTTTCAACAAGTAATTTTTCAATGTAAATTTTTTCTGGTGTTTCAAGTAAATACCTTTCTTCCGCAAATTTCTTTGCAAAATAACTATCAAGATCAACCCACTTACGAGCAACTTTTGGTTTTACGTCTTGGTAGTTTATTATATAATCCGCTTGAGATCTTGTGGGATAAAACTTTTTGTTAGTTTCTTTTTTAGTTTGCATATAAAGGATATAGTTATTGGAACCACTATATGATTCCAATACATCCAGAGCCTTTAACTCTAATATCTGTTTTGTAACTTCCAAAATTATTACTTATATATAAAAATAACAATAAAAAAGATATTTATCAATAAAAAACGTAATGAATAGTAAAGTTCCAATTACAAGGTTAGGCAAATTTTTTGGAGACAGTGACTTCAAACTAGAGATTGAAATGGGTCAAGAGTGGTTAATTGGTGATATGAACTATACTTGTGTTTTATACAGGGTAGATAAAATGAAAACAAAGACAGACGATGTCTATGGTGAAACTGTTTCAGATGGCATCAAATTTTTACCTCCAGTTGAGTTTAATGCTTATGTTGCAATCGCCACCCCAGAAAACAAATTTCTTGGAACTACTAAAATGGATCAATTGGAACCTGGAAACATTACTATGTCAGTTTATTTAAAAACATTGGAAGACCTTGAAATTGATATTCAATTTGGGGACTATATTGGATATTATGATACGGAAAATTTTGTTAGATATTATACAGTTGTTAATGATGGTCGTGTAACTTCCGATATTAAACACACATATAAAGGTTTCAAACCTTTTTATCGTAGTATTATAGCAGCACCAGTTGGACCTAACGAATTTAAAGGATTATAAAAATGCCATTACCAAAGAAAATAAAAAAAGATATTAGTTTAATTGAGAAGAAAACACTTCTTCCAAGAAGGCATGAAATTGCGGATATGATTTCTCAAGACGGGACATATCTCCCAAAATCATTATTACACCCGGATTTAGATAGGGGTTTTTTAGATTTTGTCCGTGACGAATTAAAATGTGTTGTTGAGGGTAAAACTGTACCTATGGTTGATATTTTGGTGACCACTCAAAACTGGGCTCAATTTACAGAAACTTGGGATTTTCAAAATATAGATAAGAATGTTGAACCTCCGTTTATTGCCGTTGTACGAACTCCGGAAGTTGAGTATGGTAATAATCCATCAATAACCACATACACAATTCCAAATAGAAGACAATATTTTTATGCGAAAGTACCGACTTGGGATGGACAAAGACACGGTATGGACATATATAAAATACCACAACCAGTCCCAGTTGATATAAAATATACGGTAGTTATCGTTTGTAATAGAATGAGAGAATTAAATAAGTTTAATCAAAATGTCATTACGAAGTTTTCATCAAAACAAGCATATCAAGTTATTAAAGGACATTATATTCCAATTATTAGAGGAAGTATTAGCGATGAATCTGTTTTGGATCTTGAGAAAAGAAAAGTTTATATTCAAAAATATGAGATGATTTTACAAGGGTTTTTAATTGATGAGGATGAGTTTGAAATAAAACCTGCAATTACCAGGACATTTCAAATGTATGAAACCGAAACTCAAATTAAAAAAAGAAAACCAAAAAAACCTGAACCACAAATCCCAACAACATACTTCCCAATGTTTCCTATTGGTAATTTAGTTAGTGTTCAAAAATTTGATTACACCGTAAATTTGAGATTATCTGATAATAAAAATGTAGATTCATTCCAAGTTTTCATTAATAATGATTTTTATGGGACTAGCGTAACGGAAATACAAATTAATAACGGAGATGAATTAAGGTTGGTTATTACAAAGGATGATAATACAAAAGAGTCCGATATTATCTTTATTCAAGAGTTAATTTAATTCTCACCGTAGATATCTTTTTTTTCCTTACACCTCTCAATGATCAAGTTTTCTAAAAATCTATACATTTTAATTCCTCTCTTATCGCAATACTTTTTTAGTATCTCGTGAGATTCCACTGATATCTTTAAATTTTTAATCTTTTTAGGTTCTTTATCCATAGGTAGAAAAAAGGTAGAAAAAAATCATACCAAGATATAAATACTTTTAATTAAGTAAAGTTTTTGGTTAAAATAACAATATTTATAATATATAAAATAAAATTTAAACTTAAAAATTAAAACCTATGGCAACTAACAGTAAAGTATTTGTATCACCTGGTGTATATACTTCTGAAGTAGATTTAAGTTTTGTAGCCCAAAGTGTTGGTGTTACAACTCTTGGTATTGCGGGGGAGACTTTAAAAGGTCCCGCATTTGAACCTATCTTCGTAAGAAACTTTGACGAGTATCAAGTATATTTCGGTGGAACAACTCCTGAAAAATTTGTTAACACACAAATTCCTAAATATGAGGCTTCATATATAGCAAAAGCTTATTTACAACAATCAAATCAATTATTCATTACAAGAATACTTGGATTATCTGGTTATGACGCTGGACCGTCTTGGTCTATTACAACAAAAGCGAATGTTGACCCAACAACGGTTGATTTCCTTTGTTTTAGTTCTGTAACTGATCCAAGTAATGTTTGTGATACAATTTGTGTTATCCCAAGTGCAATTACTTATTCGGTTACATTTACCGGTTGTACAAGTGGTTTAGATACAATTGCATTTGAAACTTCATTTTCTAATGAGATTGAATCTATCTTAACGGAACAATACGAAAGTTTTGATGGGTCCGTCTCAACGATAGAAACAAACATTAAAGATTTAATTAATAGTGTAATTTCAAGTGTTGATCCTGACACTACTAAACTAAATACAATTAGTTATTTTGGTACTATAGACGGAGATGATTATGATATTCTATCTCCTATTTTTACCGCATCAACAAATGTATATGATGTTCCTTCAGTTTCTAGTACATTAACTGATTATACATCACCATTTAATGATCCTTGGTACTACTCTTTATTTGATAATACTGGTGGAGGTTTATATTCTGGGTTTTCATTCTTCACATTTGTTGACGAATTAACTCAAATTATACCGGTTACAACAACGTCAACTACGTTGACCCCAACCCCAACTCCATCACCATCATCGGTTAATCCTTGTATTACACCAACTCCTTTTGCATCACCAACCCCAACCCCAACTCCAGTAAATGTAGATTGTTTTTCGGGTTCATTGACTGTTAAATTATATTACTATACAGGTAATTCATATTCAGATTTTGATGATTTAGTTGTTGGTACTTTAAGATCAAGAGGTATTGCAACATATTCTGATGGAAACAATCCAGTATATGAAGTTTCAAATACTTCTAATGTTTCTTTGAATATGACGGGACAATATGTGGGAGCACTTAAAAACCCATATTTACCATTTGCAATTAATGTAACGAATGATTCAGGTACTAACTTTATCTTTGAAAGTTCTTTCTCACAATCTGACTCACAATATATTGCAAAAGTTTTTGGTGGTACTAACTTTGGTAAACCAAGACAATCAACACCATTATTCTTAGAAGAAAGATTCCAATCACTTTTAAATTATGGGTGGAGAAAAGGATTTATTAGAGGATTAAGTTCTGAACTAATCGCTTTAGATTCCGCACAAAGTTCTGATACGTCTTCAATTGGGTGGTATTTAGAAAAATATCAATCACCAAGTTCTCCTTGGATTGTTTCAGAATTAAGAGGTACTAAAACATTTAACCTTTTCAAATTCTACACAATATCTGATGGTAATTCAGCAAACTCTGAAGTTAAAATATCGTTTATTAATATGTCATTTGCAAATAGAACATTTGATATTTTAGTAAGAGATTATTTTGATGTAGATTCAAACCCAGTTGTTCTTGAGAAATACACTAACTGTTCTATGGATCCATCACAAAATAACTTTGTGGCGAAAAAAATCGGAACGTTAGATGGTGAATACGAATTGAACTCAAAATACATAATGGTTGAAATTAATGAGGATGCTCCGGTTGACTCAATACCTTGTGGATTTGAGGGATATACTTTTAGAGAATATGCTGGAGCAAAACCACCGTTCCCTATTTATAAAACTAAATATGACTTTCCAGGTGAGGTAGTTTATAACCCACCATTTGGATTATCATCAGGAGCGGATGATTCGGTTAGAAGTTCTGGTGACAACGTAAGAAGAACATATCTTGGTATTTCAAACAGTGTTGGATTTGATACAAGTTTCTTTGAGTACAAAGGAAAAAGAAACCCAATAACTACTTGTGATTTAGAAAGTAGTGAGTTTAATTACAGAACAAGAGGTTTCCATATGGATCAATTTGCTAGTGGTATTACAATCTCTAGTGGTTTTGCAACAAGTGGAACTCCTAAATATTATGTGGGAGACGCGTCTTTCTCTTCTGAACCAACAAATACTACTAGTCCATACTATAGATTATTCTCAAGAAAATTCTCATTACTTGTTAATGGAGGATTTGACGGGTGGGATATCTATAGAGAATATAGAACTAACGGTGATAGATTTGTATTAGGTCGTCAAGGATTCCTTAACGGAGCATGTGTTTCAGATAGATACCCGGATGCTAAAGGATGGGGAGCTTTCAAACAAATTAGTATTGGTGATGGAACTATTGATTATGCAAATACCGATTACTACGCTTATTTGCTAGGAGTTAGAACATTTGCAAATCCTGAAGCGGTTAATATAAATGTATTTGTTTCTCCAGGAATTGATTATGTTAATAACTCAGATTTAGTTGAGGCAACAATTGATATGATTGAAAACGAAAGAGCGGATTCATTGTATATTACAACAACTCCTGACTACAATATGTTTGTTGCATCAACAACTGAAGGTGATAACTTAATTTACCCTCAAGAAGCTGTTGATAATTTGGAAACAACGGGAATTGATTCCAATTACACTGCCACTTATTACCCTTGGGTATTAACAAGAGATAGTGTTAATAACACTCAAATTTATCTTCCGGCAACATCTGAAGTAACAAGAAACTTGGCGTTAACTGATAACATTGCATTCCCTTGGTTTGCGTCGGCAGGTTACACAAGAGGTTTAGTTAATTCAATTAAAGCTCGTAAGAAATTAACACAAGAAGATAGAGATGTTCTTTATGTTGGTAGAATTAACCCAATCGCAACTTTCGCAGATGTAGGTACGGTAATCTGGGGTAACAAAACTCTACAAGTAAGAGAATCGGCTCTTGATAGAATCAACGTAAGAAGATTATTATTACAAGCTCGTAAATTGATTTCAGCGGTATCCGTAAGATTATTGTTTGATCAAAACGACGAACAAGTAAGACAAGACTTCTTAAATGCGGTTAATCCTATCTTGGATGCAATTAGAAGAGACAGAGGTCTTTATGACTTTAGAGTAACTGTCTCAAGTGACACCGAAGATTTAGATAGAAATCAATTAGTTGGTAAAATTTATATTAAACCTACTAGATCACTTGAGTTTATTGACATTACTTTCTTCATTACTCCAACTGGAGCTTCTTTTGAAGACGTGTGATAAAAACTAAATAATGGAAAGGTGGGACATAGATTCCCACCTTTTTTATTTTACGGAATATTTATTTATATGAATTATAGAAAAATTGTTAGAAGAGTCCTTAATGAGATGATGGATGATAGTAATTCTCCGGTAATGAAGTATTATGCATTTGACTGGGACGATAATCTTATGTTTATGCCAACAAAAATTTATCTTAAAGACGATGAAGGTAATAGTGTTGGGATGTCAACCGAAGATTTTGCGGAATACAGAACCGATATTGGTAAAGAACCTTTTGAATATGAGGGACACACTATAATATCTTTTGATGAAGAACCTTTTAGAGATTTCCGAGTAACGGGAGATAAAAACTTTTTAAAAGATTCAATGATAGCTCCAATTGGTCCTGCTTGGTCTGATTTTGTGGAAGCGGTTAATAAAGGTTCTATTTTTGCTATTGTAACTGCAAGAGGTCACACCCCATCAATATTAAAAGAAGCTGTTTATAGGTTAATTAAAAATAATAAACACGGATTAAATTCAACGGAGTTAGTTAAAAACTTAAAAAAATATAGAGAACTTGCTGATGAAGATGATATGTCCAACGACGAACTTATTAGATCTTATTTAGATATGTGTCGTTTCCATCCTGTTTCCTTCGGAGAGGGGTCTGCAACTAACCCAGAACAAGGTAAGATAGATGCAATGGAAGAATTTATTAGATACGTTAAAAGAATGTCACACAAATTACAGAAAAAGGCATTTATGAAAAACAAAATAGGAAATTATTTTACTCCATTTATTGGTTTTTCAGATGATGATGTAAGAAATATAGAAAGTATGAAAAAGCATTTTGATAAAAAAGATGATAATATATTAAAAACTTATTTAACTGCAGGAGGCAAAAAAAGATTATATTAAATATTAATTGCCTATTGCAAATATATTCGTTAAAAAAATTGAAGTAAATAGAAATATTTTTACAATACTAATATTTATAATAAAATAATAAAATAAAATTAAAAAATAGAAATTATGGCTGATTTGTTAATGAAAATGCCTATTCCTTACGAACCAAAACGTAACAATAGATGGATTTTAAGATTTCCTTCATCATTGGGGATCAATGAGTGGTACGTTGAAAGTACGTCAAGACCTAAATTATCAATTAACTCGGTTAAAATTCCTTTCTTAAATACTGAAACTTATGTTGCCGGTAATTTTACATGGGGTGAATTAGCGGTAACGTTTAGAGATCCAATCGGTCCATCTGCAACACAAGCGGTTATGGAATGGATTAGAACTTGCGCTGAATCTGTAACTGGTCGTATGGGTTATGCTGCCGGATATAAGAAAAACGTTGATCTTGAGATGTTAGATCCAACTGGAGTCGTTGTTGAAAAATGGATTTTAGAAGGAGCTTGGTTAAAAGGATATGATGGTGGATCATTAAAATACGGTGGAGATGAGATTGCGACAATTACTTCAACAATTGTTATGGATCGTTGTATATTAGTGTATTAAAATAAATTTACTTTTAATATTAACCGCATATCTTTAATAAGAGTGCGGTTTTTTATGCAACATAAAATAATAATAAAAATAAAAATATGGATCAAGATTTAGCAAACTATGGACAACAAAACTTTACATTGCCACACGACATTGTGAGTTTACCTTCAGGTGGAACATTTTATAAATCAAAAAAGAAATCAATTAAAGTTGGTTATTTAACTGCGAGTGATGAGAATATTCTTGCAAACATTGATGGAAAAAAATCAATAAATGAGGCGGTTGTAATTCCTTTATTAAGAAGTAAAATTTACGAACCAGATATCAGACCTGAAGAATTGTTAGAAGGAGACGTTGAAGCAATTTTATTGTTTTTAAGAAATACGTCTTTTGGGTCTGAATATAGAATAGTAAGTACTGATCCAAAAACAAACAAACAATTTGAATCAACAATATTATTGGATGAATTAAATATTGTTAAATCAAATGTGGATCCGGATGAAAACGGACATTTTACCGTTAAATTACCCAGATCAGGGGCGGTTGTTAAATTAAAACTATTAAGTTTAATGGATACAATGTCAGTGGATAACATTGTAGATATGTACCCTAAAGGATACACTCCTCCAACGGTAACAACAAGATTAAGTAAAATGATTGTTGAAATTGATGGGAGTAAAGATCAAGGAGATATAAGTGTTTTTTGTCAAAATATGCCAATTGGAGATTCTAAGTTTATAAGAACTTTTATGAAAGAAAATGAGCCGAAACTTGACCTAAACAGAACAATTATAGCCCCGTCAGGAGAAAAGGTAGATGTCACAATCGCCTTTGGGGTGGAATTTTTTCGGCCTTTCTTCTAATTACATTAAATTTCTTAATGAGGAATTCTTTTATTTGGCGAAATATCTACGTATGCAGTATAGTGAGTTTATGTCAATACCAACTTACGTTAGAAAATTCTTACTACAAAAATTATTGGAAGATATAAATCCAAGTAAAACTTAATTGCAAATATTTATTTTAAAAAACATTAAGGATGGGACCAAAACCTAAAGATTTAGATGCAGCACAAAAAATTATAGATAATCTTGAAAAGGAGAAACAATCCCTTCAATCACAAAACGATTCTTTAACTAAGACAAAGAATACTGAAAGCCAAACAACTTCGCAAGCATATTCGGGACTGGACATTTCTGCTGAATCATTAATGGATCCTGTTAGTGCAGCTGGGGACATATGGGGGGAAATCCAAAGCACATTTTCAGGAAAGAATCTTTTAGGTGATATAACTTCTTTAACTGATCAATCTCAAGCATTAGCTAATAGTATGGGAATTGGAAGTGCTAGATCTCAAGATTTAAGAACTTTTATTGCCGATACCGTACCTGAAATGGTAAAGTTAGGGTTTTCAGAACAACAAGCGTTACAAGCATTTGAGGATGTCTCAAAAGCGTTAAAAGTTAATACAACATTATCAACAGACACAATGTCTGAACTTGGAGCTGCGTCAACACTAACAACAAAGGGAATGGAAACTATGGTTAGTAGTTTTAAGTCTGTTGGTGTTAATTTAGATAAGGTAGGAGAAAGTATGGCGGATGTTGCAAACTACGCTAGAGGTGTTGGAGTTAATGTTAAGGCGGTTACTGATGGGGTACTTAGTAATATCTCAAGATTAAATACTATGAATTTTGAGGGAGGTATTAAAGGACTTACTAAAATGGTTAGTCAGTCTGAAATGCTTGGGATTAATATGTCTACCGTTTTAGATAAGGCAGATAAATTAATGAATCCGGAGGCCGCCATTGAGTTTTCATCCGCATTACAAAGATTAGGTGTTCAGTCAAGTGCGTTACTTGATCCATTATCTGCTATGGATATGGCACTTAATGATCCTGCCGCCTTACAAAATGAAATGGTTAAAGTTTCCCAACAATTTACAAGATTAAAAGCCGATGGGTCTGGTTTTGAAATTTTACCAGGAGCAAAACTTCAGATGAAAGAGGTTGCTGAAGGTTTAGGAATGACGGCATCGGAATTTTCTAGTATGGCATTGAAAAGTGCTGATTTGGATATGAAAATGAGTAAGATAAGATTCCCTAGTCTTGCGGCATCTGAGGAAGACAGGATGTTACTTGCAAATATGTCTCAAATGAAAGATGGAAGAGCGGTCGTTTCAATAACAGATGAAAAAACTGGAGAAAGAAAAGATGTTGATGTTGAAAATCTAACCGCAGGTCAAATAGATAAATTAAAAGAACAACAGGCAGATCAAAATAAAACCGCAGAAGAACTTGCAATTGAACAGTTAACCGTACAAAAACAAATTGCGGCAAATACCGCGGCTGGTAAAGGCGCGATTAGAATGGGAGCCGCGAGTGCCGCTCCACTACAACGAGCGACAAACGCAGCAATGAAGTCGGTAAATGAAATTACTAAAGGTTTTACCGATCAAATATCAACACAAGGAGTAAGGGGTGGAGTAACAGACATTTTAGGTCCAATAGAAAAAGAAGCCGTTAATTTAGCAACCGGAGGTTTCAGTATTGATAAAATTAGTGAAGCATTAACTAGTTTAAAAAATGAATTACCTGGAGCGATTGCAACAAACATTGCATTATTAGGTAAATTTGGTGTTGAAGGATTAAAAACTGGTTTAACCGGAGCCAAATATGCTGCCGGTCAAGAGTACGAATCAGTAACGGGTAAACCTGCGGTTAGAGAAACTGAATCTGAACCGGGAGGAGTTTTAAATACGTTAAACGCTATACAATCAAAAGCGTCTGAATATGTCTCCAAACTGGAAGTTGCTTTAGGTATAACACACGAAGTTGAAATAAAAGGAAATACAACTGGGGTATCTAATAGTGAGGTTAAAACTATTGTTGAGGATGTCTTTAATTCAAAAAAGACTGACGAATTATATCTAAGTACTCTGTCAAATGCTCTCCAAACTTACAAAACTAGTAGTGGTATGAACGAATAAAACCATAAAAAAAGTATTTATAAAATAAAAAATGTCAGAAAGTAGTTTATCGTTTTCATCCTCATCTACCTTTAGAAATCAATTAATTGCACGAAATTTGCAACCATATAAGGTACCTGGTGTTTTTTCACCTGGAGGTGGAGCCGTTAATTACGAAACAAACCTAACGGTTACTAGCGTTGTTGACTCCCCAGACACTTTAATTTCAACAAATAATTTAGCAAATTCATTATATTCATTAAACGAATATGGTCCGGACGGAGGATTTCAAGGGAAATATAGTTTACCCGGAGCACCATATCCAGTTGAATCAAATAAAGGCCCATACGGTCCTAATGATACTCAAATGGATTTAATTAATGAATTTTTTATAGACGCCGCATATATTCAAAATGTTTATGGTCCGGAAGGTGGTTATAATGATTTAGTTATTATAACAGATGTTGTGGGTAACCCAAAACTATATCAACCTTATTGGGATCCATCATCATTCGTTTCATCATCATACTCAACCTATGATCTGGTATTTAACGAAAACCCGACAGGATCTAACGGTCCTTTATCTCAAGACACATATCTTGCAAGAATTGGGGCAAGTACTCTTAAAGGTTTATTTGAGGAAAGAATTGCGGCACAAATAACAAAAAATACAATAGGTAGAATAAATTTAGATTCTTTAACTGATCCTGCAACAGCCGCTTTGGTTGCTTCAGGTAAAGAACCATTTATTGAAAAAAATTGGACAATTAGTGAACCTGAAAATCCATTAGGGGCTGCGGTTTCATTTGCTAATAGATTAACTGGAACCTACTTTCCCGCATCTTTAATACCGGGAGATTATTTTAATGATGTTAATATACAAGCACCAAAATTAGAAAGCGCTCTTAATGTTATAAACCCATTAACTGGTGGATTATTAGGTCCGATTTTAGATAATTTTAGAAACCCATCAGAAACGTTTGTTGCAAATACCGGAAACGGACAAAGATCTATTTTATTCTCATCTTTGGATTATAATAAATATAGACCAAAATATACAAGAGGACCATTACAAAGTATAACTACCGGACTTGATAGGATTTTAGATCCTAACAAACCAAATACTGGTGGTTATTATGTTGGAAGCCCAGAAGCAGAACCATCAAAAATTGATTCACCAGCGAATCAAATGCCGGTAGGACCCGGAGGAAGACAAATTAGTACAATTGTTTATGGGCCACAGGAGTTAGGTATTTTATATGAAGGAAATCAAAATAAAATACAAAACGGTTTAGCAGGAAAGGCTTTAACCGATGGTGGTGGTATTGCCGGACAATTTGTTTGGACATCTCCAAAATATAAACCAAATGCTGGATTTAAAGTTGGTGTTGGGGGTAAGGTAACTTCAGTAGATAAAGAATATAACACAATAAAAACCGACTATGAAAAGTATCAATCAACGGATACAAAATTCAAGGAAGGTTCAATATTAGACGATACACAAAGATTAATAAACTCTGCGGACAACGTTCAAGGAGGAACAAGATTAAAACACGTAGGTAATGCGATTAATCAAGTCTCAAAGGTCTTTAATGATGGATATAAAGAAATAACAAAAGGTTCACAAGTATTATCATATAAAGATAATTCCGATGGTAGTGAAGCCGGTATTGAGTATTGTAGAATTTTTACTAAAGATACCCCATATTACACATATGGAGATTTACAAAAATCAGATGGGATAACAAATTCTGGAAGAAAATTCAGTTATTCAGTTATTGACAACACTTACAATTTGAATATTGCTCCACTTAAAAATCCAGGATCAACAAATATTATTGATAATAAAGTTAAAAAGTATATGTTCTCAATTGAGAATCTTGCTTGGAGAACGTCAGATAGACCAGGATACACTTATGATGATCTTCCTGTTTGTGAAAGAGGACCGAATGGGGGTAGAATAATGTGGTTTCCGCCATATGGATTAACATTTAATGATGATTCAAAACCAAGCTTTAACTCAACAACTTTTTTAGGTAGACCAGAACCAGTCTATACATATAAAAACACAACAAGAAGTGGTAGCATAGGGTTCAAAATGGTAGTAGACCACCCTTCAGTAATGAACACAATAGTACAAAAACAACTTAAAAAAATTCCAAAAGAACAAGTTGATTCTATGTTAAATTCATTTTTCGCTGGGTGTTTAAAATATGATTTATATGAATTAGGTATTAAATTTAATACAATACCAACAAGAGACTTGTTTACATACCAACAAGTTTTAAATAACCCAAGATTAACTTCCGAAGAATTGGGTAAAGTGGCATTTGAAATTCCTCAAACACCGGAAAGTATGAGCCAAAATACTGGAGGTGGAAATAATGCGGATAACGCAACTGTTGCGACCGGTAGTGAATCAAAGACTAAAAATGAGACATCCACACAACTTGTTGATGCTCCGGAGTTAAATAAATTTATTGGCTATGGTTGGTATTTTGATAATAACGCACCTAACTCAACAACAGGAGCCAGCACCTATGGAAAAACCGCAACAAATGATTTTCAGTTTTGGTATGATTCGTATGTTGGAACTGATGGTAATGGAGGAAGACAAGTTGTTGAATATGTTAATAATGCTCCGGATAAAGTTTATCTAACAGATGATAAAACTGAAGGACCTAAAGG